CTGGCTCTCAATCGCAATCTTTTGCTTGTCGTTCTCCGCACGCTGCGCCAATTCCTGCTTTTTAAGCTCAATCAGCGGATCAGGCTGCTCGGCCCCAGCACCACTGAGCTGATCCTGCAGGTCTTTCATGTCCTTGAGGAACATTGCGACCTTCAAAGCAATCATTCCCTCCTTCTGAATGGCCGAAACCATCCGATCAGGGTCATTGCCATACGCCTGGAACAGCTCTGCCTCTACGGTTTCTTCCGCTTTCAGCTTAATGTGCTCAAGAATGTGCTGCTGCAACGCCACGGCCGCGGCAATATTGGCCTGAAGGGTCGAAGACATGCCCAACATTATGTGCGCAGCAATGTGCGCATCATGCTGCTGCCCAGCAAACGCCTTGACCTTCATGGTATCCATGATGTGAGCGTTCTCTGTCGCCGGATCTTTCGGGAACTGAGCACTCTGAGGCTTCAAAATGCCCGAAATGTCCCGCACATTCAACGCCGCATACACTCGATAGTACGCTTCGTACATGTCGTGCATCTGCGGAGCACTTTGCGCTAACTGCAGTTGCGTTTGCGCCAGAGTGATTCTCTGCGTGGTCGAAAAAATGTTGGGGTCAGATACCGGAAGGACCGCAACCAGGCTGTTAAAGTCCTTGCGCTTGATCGAGCGACTGGCTCCAGGGACGTCATAAGGATAGTTGTCCGGTAAATAGTCAGCAAAACCTTCCGCCAGAAGCTCAAACTCCATAGCCTGCGCATAATGCAGCCGTTTATGAATCGCGCTCATCACCATGGAGCCGCGTTCAAGCAACGCCATCGTCGTTCCTACCTGCGCATTCTGGTTTCCATCCCCAACCATCATGTCCGCAGTACTGGCCAACCGCTTTCCAGCGTCAACCAGGAACCCAAGCAGCTGAAACAGCGTCTGACTCGGCTCTTTGTACGGCAACGGCAGCAAAGAAGCGGACAATTCCGCGCCACCCGCGTCAATATCGCGCCATTCGCCCGGCTGAATCGGGTTATCACTGTCCGCGATCCGTGCGCCCTTCGCTTTGAAGCCCGCAGGCAGGTTCGACAACGTCCCCGCATCCAACAACTGGCGCAAAGCCGACGTCGCACCCTTCGACAGACTGCCAATCAGGTGAACAAAGCCCAAGCCATACGCACCAAGGCCCTCGACAAGCACGTAATGGACAAAATAATTGCGCCGACGATGCAAGTCGTCGTTCTCTTTCCAGTTCCGACGCACGCCAAGCACGCGCAACGAGTCTTCCGAGAACGTCACGACATACGGGAGCTTGATTTTGGTCGGTTTTCCGTCCTCATCCTTGTCCTCGAACCCCGGAATCTCCAGATCGACTTGCATTTCCAGCAAAAAGATCTCTTCCGCCTCGTCCGAAGGCCGAACTCCAACAATTTTGTCCGTCGCTTTTGCGATCTGAGTTGAATCAGAAGGCTGCTGCTCGGCCTCAAGGTCCACATCCAGGTACTCACCTGCCACTACGCGCTTGCGAAACTCGTTCGCATCCATCGCAATCCGGTGCGTGACCCGCGGACACTGCGCAATGACGCTCGACCCGTTGTACGGGATGTACAAGTCATTAGCCAAAACCAACTTACTGACCATCCGCCCCAGCTGGGCATCGTAGTAGACCTTCTTGAACGTCGAACCACCGTAGCCGGTGTAGAACAACAGCTGGTCAAACTCAGGCGTGTACTCACGCATCACGTGAGTAATCTGGTAATTCATGAAATCCTGGACACGAGAAGCCTGCTGGATCTTGTCCGCAGTCTCTTTGCCCATGATCTCCGTGCGCACAGGCCCGCCCGCAGGCATCAATTCCTTGAACGCCTGCGCCTGGAACTGGACAATCGCCTCGGTCAGCAACGGATGCGCTGCATTCGCCGCGCCACGGAATGGCTTGGTCTTCTCTTCAAGCTTCAAGCCCAACAGATCAAGGCCCTTGGCGTACATCTGCTCCCAATCCGAGCGTGACGCCTTGTCCGCCTCATACATCTGCATGAGCTCAATCGCGATCTTCCCAAGATCCTGCTCGTCAATGACTTCCGCCAGGTTGGCGTAGAAGTCAACTTCGTCTTCTTCCCCTATCTCAACGGTCGCCCCACCGTCATCCTCCAGGATGATTTCGATGTCCGGGGCCTGCTCATCAAGGACCGCGATCCCCGTACTTGGAGCTTCTGAGAAAGATTTTTCGATTGACATGTCTGTCCTTTAAGCGTGGGCCTTGATGAACTCGGCATTGGCATCCACGGGTCCGCCGTCCTTAAATGATACACCCTGTTTTTTAATCCGATCCGCCGCTTCTGGTCCCCAGACTATGGCAACGTGGCTTTTTAACCCTGCAGTACTGTCGGCTGAGGTTTGTCGCTGAGGTAACTCGATCATACGAACCTCAAATCCTGGCCCAAGGTCTTTAACAACTTGTTTGAGGTTATTAGGAAGTTTTTCATACAACTGAGGCTGCGAAGATTCTGGCCCAGGAAACGCAACAAAACTTTTACCGCGGTTAATTGCTGCAGCAATAGCATTTTTAGCCATCAATTGTTGAGTAACTTGAGGAGAATTTTCCATGCCAGGGAAAGCTTCTTTCATGTTATACGTGCCATCGGCCATTCGTTCCCGTATTTTCTGTTTCTTATGTGAAATCTGTCTGGTTGTAGTGTTAATTTCATCAATTCGTTGAAGAATATTTCGAGCCTCATCTGTGGCTGTCCAAGCCGCTCTATCTGCAGGAGACAACTTCCTTCTTTGGTCATTTAACCTGGCCAACTCTTGCGCCAGCTCATTTTCTTTTTGTTGCAAGGGTGAAAATACGGTTTCATAGTCTTTTGCTGCGCTGCCACCTAACGGCCCTTGTTTACGAACATCATCTAACAAATCTGATTGCAGCTCATGGACGTAGATACCTGGGATATTTTCGCCCATTCCTGGAATAGTTGCCTTGTGTTCTGAAAAACGACTAAATGAAATAGGATCTGGATCGTTCCTTAGAGTCTGGTGTTGCCCGCGATATACATCTTGTCTGTTTACTTCTGGAAATAACTCCCCTACCTGGGCTATCAGATCTTGAACAGTTGATTTGGCTTTTCTTTGAAAAGCGTCTTTAGCAACACCAATTGAGTCAACAGCCCAATCTAAATTATTTGGGACATTAAAATCGAGGCCCTCTGGTATTTCGTCATTTCCAGTGACGTATGAACTAAAGTTTTTGTTAAACCTAGAGGCAACGCCCTGCCTAACTTGTTGCCTTATTGAGTTGTCTATCTCTGGTGTTATTTCATACGTTCTTGTTAAACCAAGGGATTCCATGGTTTCTTTACGCACACGGTCAAAGTCGGCAGAAAGTCTTGGATACTCTAAATCCCTCTTTAGTTCTGCAAGTATCATTTGTTGATTGCCAATCTCTGATAGCTCTTGTTTTGCTGAATTAACATACCCACGATTAAATCGATCGTTTTCTGGGATTGCTTGAATAAGTCTTGGGAGAAGTTCATCCGTAAGTCGTGCAACAGAGCTTGGTGATGATGCCCAAAAAGAACTGCCAGCGTGTGCGTTTAGATCACGGATTAACTTTTGACGACTCTCTATACGCATTCCCACTTCTGGTGGTTTGTCGTGAATTAAGTGAATGACCCCAAGGTTAGCGGGCGGAATGTATTCTTCGCCACGATACATACCAGTACTCCATGGGTTGTCCATGGAACTAAAAAAACTTCCTTCTTTAGGCTCAATAACTTGAGTTCGATATCGAGCCGGGTCATCTACTTGCTTGAGTCGATTCAAGAAATCAGACGGCGAAATTTTTGCCGCATCGTCTAAATCTTTTAACGCCTCCTGCGCCCGGCCCATTTCATAATCACGGAACCTGCCTTTAAGCTGACCAAGCAACTGGTCTTTACGCGCCACCCCAGGCATGCTGGCAGCAAACTGATCCAAACGCCCAACAAACGGTGCTTCCGCACTTGGGATTGGCGAAAAAATGGACGCTGGAGCTTCAGCTTTGCCCTTGCGCATGGTTGACGCTAACGCACCCGCCGGGGCTTTACCCAACGCAAGACCCGCCCCTCCAATATTCATTGCCGCCTCTGGCACCTTTTCCGGATCAAACCCTTTAGTGGTCAACGCCTGACTAGATAGTGCAAACGGCAACGCAGCATCCTTCACGATGTTTGGCGCAATCCACTCGGTCTTGCCGTTGCGCTTGATTCGCTGTGGCAGGAACGTGCCCCGCTGTTCGTTGACCGAAGGATCAAAGCCCATGGTGCGCTGAATAAACTCATCCGTCGTCTCGCCACCCGCCTCGTCCAGGGCCGGGGTCCGTGCAACTTTCTCCCGCGCTGCAGCCACTCGCGACCGCTCCGCTATCTCAGCACGTTGCCGGGCTTGATTGGCGGCCTGTCTGCCAAAAGGATTTGGAGGTGCAACATACCCCTCGCCCTCTTCCGGAGAACCGTCTGCGCGTCTACGAATAATCTTCACAGCCGATTCCTCTCCAGGAAACACAACAAAGTTTTGGCTATTGCCTGCCTTGTCGCCTCGTGACGCCGCGTCAAGATATTTAATGCCAGGAATCCCTTGCCGGCGCAAATATTCCGCCGATTTGGAATACACATCACTGCTAGGAATGTCCTGCGCAAGCTGATTATTTATGATCCGGCTTGCAATCTTCCGGTGAACATTCATGCCTGTGTGCAAATTTCCTTCAGCATCCCGATCCAAGGACATAGGACCGTAATCTTTTCCTTCTCTATACAAAAGATTAATCAGCTGCGGGTGATCTTTATACAACTGGGGCAGCTCTTTGTCCCAATCCAGCATCCTTCCAATCATTGGATCAGGCAGATCGGCCGTATAAAGATATCCTTGAGGCCTAAAAATGTCCCCTGGCTCTTTCTGGTAGGTCTTGCTTTTCAGACTGTCAATGGCTTTTCCGTACAGGTCTCTCATTCCAGAAGACTTTGACGATTCAAGTTTGCCCCGGATCTTCTGTAAAGCTCTTTGAGCACTACCTCCTGAACCTGCAAGTTCGTTTTGAATAAAGTCCTTAAGATTTGCAAAGTCGTTTAAAGCCCTAAGAGACAAAGTCTCCGCATAATACTTGCCAATTGGCATATGCCCGGCTAAGTACGTCCCTTTGCCAAAAGACTGGTTTCCTTCGCCAGTCCCCATCTTAGAAGAATCAAATTCTCCAAGCGGGTTTTCCTTCGTGGCTTTAAACTTATGCGGGGAACCGTGGAACACAAGCATTCCTAACGAGTTCGCAGGTGCGCGGCCCACGGCCATCCCACCTCCAGCCACGGTTCCTGCCATATTTGTTACGTCTTCCGGTGAATAATCCCCACCAGATGCCGCATGTGAAGGCAATGCAACCGCTTTAGCCGCCTCATGAACCCATTTAGGTGCCGTCCAATCACTCCAATCAATCTTTCGATTGGCCTTTTTGTCCAAAGCTCCCTTTGGATACGGCAAAAGACTAAGACGTTCAGCGTTTGGGCTCATCCCAAACTTCTCTTCCACCGCTTTATTCAGTGTTTCGCCCTCTTCCGGGCTGCCTTCGGCACGGGTTACGTAGCCGCCCGTCCGATATTCAAATGGCTCACCCGTATATTTACTCACCACACTTCCATCAAATGGTTTTTTCAAAAACAAATTGTTTGCTGTAAACGCTTTTTTAATTTCTTCGTCCGTAGTGCCACTTGGAAAATCCCAATGGCGTCCGCTTGGATCAAAAACATTCCGTATTTCAATCGATCGAATGTTTGGATCGGCTTTAGCATCTTCCCACGCCTTATTGCTGCGCTTTGCATTGACTCCAACATCATCAAAATAGTCCGACCAAAGCTGCCCTTTAGCATCCAAAACTAGATCCGGCTTTTTAGCATGAATAGGGATGGAATACCCCTTCTTACCCATGTAGGAATTCCCCAGCTTCGTGCTGTCCGTAGTCCAAACGCCTCCTTCAGTATTGCCTGGGGTGACATCCCGATCATCCATTTGCCGCGACAACTTCGTCCCAGCCGGCGGAGCACTAGGATCATGCTCTTTCTTTGCCCGGTAAAAGGTCCGGTCAATATCAATGCCACGTTTTTTTAAGCCTTCCAGCATTTCTTTAGAAGACTGGGCCGTTTTCCCTGCGCCACGGAACATGGCAAGAAACGGCAACAGGTCCGATCCAATTCCAAGTGCTCCGCCAATATCTCGGTAACCCTGCATCTCCGCTTCGCGACCAGGTTTGGCGTTTGATGCGGGGTCCATGACGCTATAATCCCGCTCCCCCATAGCATTTGTCGGGTCACCAAACTTGGTTTCCCCCATGCCACGCAACAATGCGCCAGCAGGAGTCAACCCTTGCTCTTCGCGCATCTTCTTTTGCTTGGCTGCCTGCTTACCAAAGGGGTTTGTTGGGGTTACGTAGCCCCCATCCGCATAAACCTCCGGCAGTTCTATAGGCGGACGGACAATAAACCTGTCATTACTGCGCTCATAAATGCCCTCTGGACGAATCATATTGCCCGTCAAGTCCAACTCATCTCTAAGAGCCTTGCGAAAACCGCCAGGGGACCTACTTTCGTCAACCAAGTCTTTTATGGTTTTGGCATATCTGTCATTACTAGCGTCTCCCAATATATCCGTTTCCGGAATAATTTGAACTAAAGACTTTTCATGTCCTTTGGCTGCCAAAGCTTTACTACGATGCCGTCCCTCATGAGCACTAATAATTGGCAACCGCTCCGACGAACCAATCGGTTGTTTATATAAATGCAAAAACGGAACTTCATCAAACCCAGACTCTAAGCGCATTAAACGCTGAATATGCGGATAGGTCATTTGCCCACGGACTAATGGTTCCGAAAAGTTTTCAAACTCTTTCGGGTCCAAAGTAATAACGCCTGTCTTACCACGCAGCGCGTCCCTAATTGCTTCCGGCGTGTACATACGCTCCAAGCCAGGTATCTCATCCGCAGCACGCTCCAAGCGCCGTGCAGCAGTTTTACCTCCGCTTCTTAACAGAGATTGACGTAGGGCCGACAGCAGCCCACCCGCCTGCATGTGGACCGGGGCACCTGAGTCGTCAGATGCCCCGACCGTAAAATTTTCGACGTCGCCCCCATCCGCAAACCTTCGCTTGGACAGGTTCTGTCGCATCAGGTCCGCCAACATCGCCTTTGCCGTCGCCATCTGCTCCGGGGATGCTGGTCCTTGGGCCGTGGTCATCGAGCTGGTGGTCATGCTCATCCCAGCAGGCCTACCCTGGCCATCCACAATCTGACTAGCCTGGCGCGTGCGAACCGACTGACGATTCGGCGAACGAACGACCCGCGTCTCACGCGGCCCGGTCAACTGCTCATAGCCCTTGAGCATCTGCTTCGCGCCAGACGCTTCGGTGTCCTCCTCATCCTCGACCAAGCCTCCCGCTGCCCGCGTCACCGGGGGCGTGTAGAACGACTGAAACGTCAACGGGTTAATTGTCGGAATAGCAATGACATTTCCCAGACGATCCGTGGCCTGCTTGTACTGGCCAAGCGGTTGCGGGGTCAGATTCGGGCTGGCCGCAATCTTGGTCTGCGTTTGCGACGGGCTAAAATACTTGTTGGGATCAAAGCTAAACCCCTGCGGCAACTGGCCAATAACCGAACCAAGGTTGCGGTTATTGTTATAAGCCGCATTGAACGCAGTCAGGCTTGCACGCGGCGTTGTCGCAGCCGTGGTTTGTTTAGGCAATTCCTTGTACGGAATGTTTGTCCCAGGCGCAACAGACACGCCCTGGCCCGTCGTATTGGCCGTGTTGTTCCCCGTCACATTGGTGACATCCGTCTGGCTGACAATCGGAGGCGGAGGCGGCGTCACATTGGGTTGCGTCACCAGGGTATTGCCACCGCCATGATATCTAGGGTCTGAGGGAGGCAGCAGTGTGTCTGTGGCTTTTGGCTGCGTTGTGGTCGTTCCGCCCGTCGTTCCGCCCGT